TAATTTTCAAAGTTGAGTTTTCTAATAGATCACAAGTTGTTTCAACATCAATTCTAACGATTTGATGTTTATTTCCTATTACTCTGGTTTTTTTTGTTGTTGGTCTGGATTCTTCTTCGATAAAAATAGGAGTGATGTTTTTCTCGATACATTTTTTAAACAAAATTTTTCCATCCCCATCATTACCAACCAAAGATAACAGGGTACACTTAGCTCCAAATGTCGTGATGTTCTGTGCTACATTTGCCGCTCCGCCCAGAAAAAATTCTTCTTTGTTCTTGAGAACAACCGGAACTGGTGCTTCTGGGGATACCCTGTGAACTTTACCATACACATAGTGATCCAAAATGGAATCCCCCACAACCAAGATTTTTTGTGTTGAAAATAATTCTTTGAAGTTCATTTATTGATTATTTAAAGCGTGAAACTTGACGTAGCCCCTGCTTCTCCCCCCTTTTCCCCTCCTTCTCCTTTATCCTTTTTGTCTTTATCCGCTTGTTTCTTTTCGTCATCCTTGTACTTTTGGTTTTCTCTATATTCATCCATGCTCAAACCAAGCCATCTTTTGATTAACCACTCCTTGTCGAAATATGGAACTTCCTCTTCTCCGATTTTTTGTTTCATATCTCCCATTGCGGTGATGAATGCTGTTCTTTTTGTATAGTTAGATAAAACAATTAGTTGTTCAAAAACATTTTCTTTGACGAAATTCAAACCTAAGTTCACTTTGAATGATCTGTCCTCGGACAAAGCAGGAAAATCCAAACAAGTTTGGATATAGAGGGGTTTAACCAAAAGCTCTTGGAAAACAGATCTCAAACGGGTAACAAACTTTTCGTATCTGATTTCGTCTCTTTCTAACTGATCAATAGAGATCTGATAGGTAGCAGGACCGCTCCTGAAAGCAAATCTAGCATATGGGATTTTGGAGTCTAGTTTGAGCTTATTGTAAAAATACACGACATTTTCCATTACGTTAAAATCAGGACCATTAGGATTCAAAGTGTTGATGTCCGGCGATTCGCCGTCTTTTTCAGGAAACAAATAATTTTTGTAAAACTGGACTCTGGGAGCACCGTTGACGGTTAATTCGCCAGAAGTATCGTTAATTTGTATTTCTTCTTTGTACTGAGACATTAATTGTCCAAGGGTTTGCATGGCTTTTTGGGCGGACTGTGTTCCAACGGGAATGACAAATTTCAAACGATACGATGCGTTCATCACATTCCAAATTACCCTAGTATTTTCCATCACCCTTAAAATGTTATACGATCTAATAAGCCTTTCGGTATAACTCACCCTAGACACAGAGTTACCTTTCGCATAAGAAAGATAAATTACCTGTTCGGCCTTTAATTTTCGGGTCATTCTAGGATCACCGGGATATTGGATCCAAATTTGTTGAAATTCTTTATTGGGTTGTTGTTCGGTTGCAGGTTGTAAAGAAGTGGCATCCAATTCCTTAAAACCAACAATTTTTTTCCCGTCTGTTGAATAGACAATTTCAAAAGCCAAAAAACCATCTATCAGAAATTGGCGGAAATATTGCCAGGCAAGTGTGCTTTGCTGGAAACCAAAAAGCATGTACAAAGTTCTAAAATTTTCTTCTACTTTTGCACGGATCTCGGGTTTCAAATCAACATTCAACAAGGCTGGATAACCAAAGAAATTTTTATCGTCGTAGTTAATAGCATCATCAGACAAAGTATCAAGAATAAAATCAATTTCTCCATTCAAGGCAAACTTTCTTAGGAATTCTCTTTTGCCAAGGTAATCTTTGTCGAAGTAGGCGATGTATTTTCTTACTCTAGTATCTTGATAACCTAAAGTCCAAAAGAAAGCGTCATCCTCGGTAAATCCCGTTCCTTGATTGTTGAAAAAAGTAGATTCGGTTGCCCCTATAGCCTGGGAATTTCGGATAACCATATCCTCGTACTGCATACCGAATCTTCCAATCCTGGACAGATTCCGATACAGGTTTCCTAGAAAGGAACGTTGTTGGCTACTATCGTCGTTAAATCCTGCCATATCTATGTTGGTGTTTCTGTTTCAGGCGGCGTTCCCCCTGGCTCAGGTCCTTCCGGTGGTGTTGCTTCCCCCGGAGCTCCTGGTTCTCCCCCTTCTGGTTCTTCTGATGCTTTTTTCTTCTTTGCCTTTTCTTTTGCTTCTTTGTTGGATTGAATATCATCCTCAGTCATACCTAAGAAACTTTCGATCAAATACCCTAAAGAAAAAAATGGTTGCCCTTCCCCATCAGTTAATTGGTACAAGGCGTCGATAGATTCTTTTCTTTTGCTCATGGTTTCTATCTCCTGATTTACCCTGAATGGGTTATCGGAAACAAAAGTTAGACCAAGCTGACTCCTGAACATATAGTCTTTTTCCAATTGGGGAAAATCCTTACATAACTGGATCCACAATGGTTTTATGAGGATGTCCTGAAAAACAGATCTCAACCTCATAATAAACTTGGCAAATCTAATTTCCTCCTTATCAAGACCTTCTGCTGCATTGGCGTATTTGCCAATTGACCCACCATCAGGGCCTTGAAATCTAGAAAATGGGATCTTAGATTCTTGGACCAACTTGTCAAAAAAGTAAGCCAGTGGGGCTGGATCATTCAGATTTGGCCCAGCAGTAGTCAAAGGTTCGATGTTAGGTGTACCCAAAGCACCTTTGGGCATAAGATAATTTTTGTAAAACTGAATCTTTGGTTGTCCATTTACCGAAAGTTCTCCACTCTCATCATTGAATTGTATGTCTTCCTTGTAAATGGACATTAACTCTCCTAGAGTTTGCATAGCCTTCTGCTGTGATCTGGACCCCACAGGAACTGTCATCTTTAGGCGGAAAGATGCATTCATCACGGACCAGATAACACGGGTGTATTCTATGATCCTCAGAACATTATACGGACGGATTAATCTCTCCGTGTAGCTTACCCTGGACACGGAGTTACCTTTGGCATAAGAAAGGTAAATAATTTGAGAATCATAAAGCATTCTCCTTTTTCTTTCGTCCTTAGGATATTGATACCAAACGTTTAGGAAGGTTCCATCTTTTTGCTTTTCCACGGAAGGCATGAGAGTGGTCGCATCTAATTCTTTGAATCCGATTATATTTTTTCCTTTATCATCATAGATAATTTCAAAAGCCACAAAACCATCAACCAAAAGTTGTCTGAAATATTGCCAGGCGGAAATATCATCATTGAACCCGAACATATCATACAATTTTTTGTATGTAGAGTCAATACGATTGATAACATCTTGTTTTAGACCGACGATATTTAAAAAGGCTGGATAAGCAAAGAAATTGTAACCGTCATAAGAAATAGACTCGTCACAGACAGTATCCAAAATATACTCAATTTCGGGATTTAAGGAGAATTTTCTTAAATAGTCTCTTTTTCCTGCGTAGTCTTTATCAAAATAAGAAATGTACTGTCTGGTTGTTGTATCTTGTCTGCCCAAAGAGAAAAATGTCGTTTCGTCTTCAATTGGACCCTTCTTCAAAAATTCTGCTTCGGTGGTACCAATGGCCTGTGAATTTTTGATCACCATGTCTCCATATCTTAATCCGAAATTACTCAGATTTTTGATTGAGTCCCTAATTCTTTGAAAAATAGGGTTGGTGTTTGGGTTCTCGTTAAATCCCGCCATTTAGCCAGAAATTTGGTTTTATAGACAAAATCAAATTTTTATTTTCGATTTGTATTCACTATATATCTGATCTAACGAGAGACCCTCTAAGGAGGCATGACTAAAATAAGGGATTTTAACCCAGTCAGCATAATCTACAATTTTAATTTTCTGTAGATTTTCTTTGAGAAATCCGAAAATTGCAAACTCATATCCGGTCCCTCTTAACATCTTTTGTAAATTTTCACCCTTGAGATTTAATGGCAATTGTGATCCGGCAATATTTTTAATATTCTCCTGCAATATTTCCGAGAAAGTAGAGGTCAATCGAGTTAAAATTTCCGCTCTGTTTTCCGGTGGAATGATTGTGAAATCCATTATTTTACAAATTATCTCCGCCCCAATTTTTTCTTCGGATAAAAACAAAAAACACGGATATCTATTTATAAAAAAATTTTTTTTTCCTGGTTTTAATTTTGTGGTGTGTAAAGCAAAATAAACTTTCCCGCTCTTAAGAGATGTAAATTTT